AAATACGGCATTATCACACCAGCCGCGCGAGCCTCTTTCTACTGGGCGTTTGGCATTAGTCCAGATGAACAATTATGCCTGGAAGAGCACTATGCCAGCATGAGCATCAAACCCCACCTGGGGGGGTTTGGTCCTCGTGTCATTTTTTAAACACAGACCCTGCTCATCATGCCGATTTGCGCCCGGCATGATTAACAAGCACCTCACATGGGGACGACCTTAAGTTTTCAAAACCAATTTGATGGGCTAATATAACAGCTAAGAGACTGCACGAAAACCCACAGGATGGTCGTTGAACAGTCCCGTTATCATGCGGGATCCCATACAATCTGGATCCTTTCAATATTATAATCGATACAACTAACGGTATTTATTCTAATTTACAAAATAGAACAACCGATAATTCTAATCAGCGCACATCTGATTGGACCAACTTCCATTCTGAGGCCGATACTCGTTTGTCCCAAAACGCAGCCTTTTACAAAGCTAAAACCCAGAAAGCAGACACATCTGCCACTACTCGGGCTCCGCTTGGTGCATCAAGAGTTTTGCCTGCACCTGTTGATGAATCTATGAGTAATTTGCGCTTAACATCTTCACAGCCAAGTTCAGAACCAGTAATTTACAGGGAACCACAGCGTATCACCCATCCATCTTCTTCAGCTATTGTACCCTATCATCAGTACACACTTCGAGACGAATACCAACAATCCCCTAATTTGCGCACTAGACACGCATCCAATAGGGCAGAAAAATTTCTGATCCAACAAGGCAATCGTTTGGTTGATAATCTCGTTGATAGAGCGTATAAAGCAGGAGAGCAAGCAGTCACATACGTCGGAGACAGGATAATGGGAAGAAATCAACCTCCTAAGCGAAGGCAGATACCGCCAGCACGTGCTGCTGTTACACAACAGCCACGTAGTGCTATAACGCCCGTTTTTGGTACGGCCGTTACCGCCCGTTCTGCTCCCGTTTCTATATCACGTCGTGTGGCCATGAAGTCCAAACCAAAGATGAATGTTGGCAAGGTTGGTGGTGTTAATATTACCCATCGCGAAATGATCGGGCAAATTATATCATCAGGAACTACCCTTAATTTCTCCACCAACACTTTTGTCATTAACCCTGGAAAGTTTGGGACTTTCCCTTGGTTGAGCGCTTTGGCTTGTAATTTCGACAAATATGTGATGCGCCGTTTGAGGTTCACACTGGTGTCTTCTCAGCCGACCTCCATTGGGGGTCGCATGGGCATTGGCTATGACATAGATTCTACTGATCCCCCACCAACTGATAGAAATGAATTTTTCTCTTTAACTTATCATGCAGAGTGTGCTCCGTGGGACACCATTTCTTTGGATGTTCCTTGTGATAGTAAACAAAGGTTTGTTAATTCTCATACCGCCACCGATTCGAAATTGATTGATATTGGCCAAATTATTTTCATGTCTGATGCTATCGTAGCAACTAACTCAGCGATTTGTGACGTCATTGTTGAATACAGTGTTGAACTACTAGACCCACAGCAGGCAATATATACATCGCAGGTGTTTTCTACCGTGAATGTACCCTTCACGTCAGCGGTAATGAAGATCGTCGGGCCTGTTTTGTGTACGGTTGACCCTGGCACGACAGATAATGTTCTGAAATTAAATATACCGCAAGGGTATTACACTGCGCATTTTTATGCGTATAATACTGCGGCTACTGGGGCTACTTCCGTTTTCACTATTCATGGTGGTACAGGCTCTTCTGCTGGGAATGCTGTTGATGGCTCAGCTCATTGGAACATGAATATAATGTCTTGTAGGGTGACCGCTAATGATGGTCAAATAACTTTCACCATTGGTACAGTGGCGATGGTGGATCTTGAGAAGTCGCAATTAGTGTTAACCCGTATTTCCGCCACTGCGTATAATAACGGATTTGGGTATTCTGCAGCTTTAGGCACTTATTAGATTGAATTGATCCGTGAGGTTAATCTGTTTGAAAACACTGCCGACTTGTGCGAAGCCGGGAAAAATAGGGTAACCCGTAGGAGTGGAATCCTCATATGACGAGAGCCGTGGCCCAGAATGGGAGGCGCAATGGCGTCCCTTAGGTGCGGATGGGACTCTTGTCAAAACAGGGTAGTACAACCAGGCGGGTGTTCCAG